ATTAGCGTATACGGGTACTTCTACCTCATAACACTCAGTATGTTGAAAAGGAACTCGTTTACTTACGTAACGATATTCGTCAGTGATAGTAGCTTGCACTTTGTCAGCATAGGCTGGTGCTGCCACTAATAGAGCTAGAGCACTAACTCCAATCTTTGATATCATAGACATCTTTATAAACCTTTTCTGTGTCATTGTGGCCGTGGCGATATCCCACAACATATCCAATTACTCCACCAAGGATTGTACAAATTAAAGCCATTTCTGTTACAATACTCATGATGCTCACCATTCCAGGGATTGTTGAATAAAGTTTGGTTGAATGCTACTACAACCATTGCAGTATTCAAATGGATCTGAGTATCCAAAAACAGCTAGCATGCCGTCGTATTCTTGTTCTATCATGTTTGATTCCTTCTTATTATTATATTAATATAGTACTTTCTTGGAGAATGTCAACCCTTTCTTTGAAATTTTTTCACAAATTCTAAAAGAATTTTCTCCGATCGTTCTCTGGCTTCTTGTTCCCACCAACAAGTGTCATAGTTGTAACCCTTGTCAAGAAGCTCTCCAAGATTATCATACATGAACTGCTTCACATGAACCATTTCGTGGGCTATACTAGTATATATCTGGCTTATGTTCTTGTTCTTCTTAGAAATCAAAATTAAATAGTTATCTTCATCAATATCAATACACAGACCAGACTTGTCGTTTACGATCTTATCTTCTGCAACAATCTCAATACTCTTTGGCCAAGCTGGCAAATTCTCGCAGCAAAAACGAGTAAAGTGAGTTGTGAGTTTTGGATCTAATCCTTTTACCTTAACTTTCATCTCTGTACAACGTAGTTCTGCTATTGATTGCTTGATGAATGATTTGCCACTTTACCCATGCTTCCATGCAGTGTTCTATTTCTTTATAGAAGATAGCATTGAGCAACCAAACTATATGCCATTTACCATTTCTTTTCCTTTCCCACTGAGCTGCAGAAAAAGATTGATTTAACCTGCCACCAATTATAACATTAAAAAGAATAGAAGTGGCAATAATTATTCTTTTAAAGTACATTTTCATTTAATCTAATCCCTGTAGATCACTCTCATATTGTTTTGCGGGTGTTGTTTTATTCCAGAAATTTAATTCTGCTTGAGTTGATTTAATTTCCTTGGCTAGTTCCTTTACCATTTCATCTGTCAAGCTCATGATATTGATACGTAGCAATCTATCAACGTCAGATTCAATAGCATGTGTATTTTGTAGTATCTGATCGCCAACATCTTTCTTCTTACGGTTTTTAAACACGATGCGATCGTCAAGTACTGCTTGAATAAATTGCATCTTCACATTAAGCCAACGAAGATCTTCTTGAGCTTCTTCTCTACGCTTCTCAATTCGTTGTTGTAGTATACCAAGACGATAGTCGACAAAGTCTTTGATTAAAAGACGCTCGTCATCATACTCACGAAGCTTTCCATCTGGTCCAATCACCGTTAAGTTTTCAGACAACGGCTTACTCAACTTAAACTTAGAAATGATCTTAGCATCATTCCAGTTTGCTGAAGTGTTTTGCTTTAATTTGATTTCAAAAGAGAAACCAGTCTTATCACAAAGATCTTCATATGATACGATGTCACCATCATCTTCAAGCTTATCAAGTACCTTAACATATGATTCACGATCAAAACCATATGGAACTTCAGTAATCATCATTACTGTTTTGGTTTTCTTATGGTATTTACCATAAACAATGTGGCGATCTTCAACCGGATCATAGTCGACTCGTCCTTTGAACTCAGGAAATGATACTGGAGCCTTGTTGGTTATATTACCATCCGACAAGTATTCACGAACGAGGCGAGAGAGGTCTTCTACTGATCGTGGAAGAATGTTTGTGGCAAAACCAGTGGCAATACCCTTAGTTCCATTAGCCAATACCAAAGGAAGTACTGGTAGATAGAATGCAGGTGGCTCGTGTTCAGGGTCATCGTGTGCGGGGGCCAGGTCAACATCGCGAATATACTTCTCAAAGTTTTCGCTTAGGCGCGTATAGACATAACGTGGTGCGCCTGCTTCTTGAACTAGTCGAGTACCAAAGGAACCACGACCCTCGACTAGGCAGACATTGTTATTCCACGTTGCAGCCATCAGTTGCCCGGCCCCCGCGGCAGAAGCCTCTCCATGATTGTACCCATAGTCTGATATAATACCTGCAACGGCGGATACTTTCTTGAAGTCACGCTTTGAGTTGAGGATACTGCTATAAAGGTAGAACCTTTGGACAGGCTTTAACCCGTCAATCATATTAGGAATCGCTCGTGATTCCACGGTGTACATTGCAAAGGATTTCCACTCATTGGCTGCAACCTTTGAGATCGGATATTCATTTGCTTCAACTGTAAATTCCATCAATGACATGACGAACCCTTTTTCAATTTATAAGACTATTCTATCACAGTTTTTGGTATATGTCAACCAAAATATTTTTCAAGCATGTCTAAAACGTCTTGATATTTAGCCATTTCAAGGATTTCTGTTTCCATTGCTTCAAAAACATCTGGATGCTCGCCAATTCCTGCTGGATTATTAAGATATACCTCAACATTCATTCTATGTTTTTGAATATGTCCGTGGGCATGAGCCTTCATTGCTTTAATCATTACTTCTTGTTCTAGTGCCATTATTTTTCTCCTTATTGGAACATGTAGTCTTTACGTAATTGCGAATCTTTTCCAAACATCATTTGGAACATACCAGCATCATCAACCGTAACTGTGTCGTACACTGGTTTATTGATAATAGTATCATATTCTTCTTCCGTCAAACTTCCTAAACCTTTGATGTAGCGATGTTTCCACCCATCTTTGCTTGACTTAAATTCATTCGCCTCTTCATATGTATAAAACCACTTGATTTGAGATCCTTTTGTAGAAATCATAATTGGTGTACGAGTGATTTTAACTTTCTTTTCAAGAAGAAGACGAGGCCAAAACTTATAAAAGAATGCAATAAGCAATGGACTAATGTGGCCGATACCATCGTGGTCAGCATCAGTCAGTGTTGCAATATGTTCATATGTCATATCATCAACTGAGTTTGGATTTGTAATATCCAATCCAAGAACTGAGATCAATTCTGAGAGCTCTTTGTTCTTAAGAACATCAGCAGGTTTCATATCCCATGTGTTCATAATAACACCACGAAGAGGATAAGCACCCACCTTATTTGGATCACGTACTTTGAGAAGGAAGCCCATCGCTGAGTCACCCTCCACGATTTTCAAAGTGGCATCATCCTTATTTGCTGCAATATGCTTAGCCACCTTAACCTTACGCAATTTCTTTTGAGCAAGAGTAGCAGCTCGTTTGTCTGCAGCGATTTTCTTTGCAAGCTGAGCCTCAATAATCGGATCAATAATAGATGGAGTATTCAGGATCTTACGAGCAAAGAAATCAGCCTCACGAATGCCAGACGCAATCGCATGTTCTTTCACATTACCCATTGGATTCGTCAGTCTTTCTTTTGTCTGCGAGTCAAATTTTGGGTTAGTAAAGTTCTTAGCGAACATGACAAACGTAAGACCGTTCTTGATCGTTGATTTTACAACTTCTATCTTATGCTTGCGCTTAATCATAGTTGTAAGTTCTTCAACAATACCATTCACGATAAAGTCTACATATGTACCACCTTGTCGTGTATTCACACCATTTACAAATGAGTTGGTACGGAAACCATCTTCAGATGTAGTGATGAAGAATGAAAGATCTTCAGTTTTCTCTATGATTGCTTCTTCACCAAAAAGCTCAGCATACTTTTTCAGGTTGTTGACCTTGATGCGTCGCTTATTAAAAGAGAATGCAATTTCAGGGAATGCCATTTGAAGCGAAGACAAACGATCTTCAACTAAAGCAACTGTATCTAGTTCTTGTAAACTGTCGACTTCGAACAAATCGAAATCAGGAGTAAACCAGACTTCAGTTCCGTTTCCGTCTTTTGGAGTTTGCTTTTCACGAATATCCTCTGCACCATTCTTACATTCAACTGTAAGCATATTGCCGTTAGACCAAGTCTTACCGACAAACTTAGATGATAAGAAGTTAGTAGCAGCTGAGCCAACACCGTTGGTACCAATAGTTACTCGTTCATCGTCAAAACTTGTACCCGCATTAACACGTGTCCAAGCTGCAGTCGCACGAGCAATCTTGCTGTCTGTTGTCTCATCATAAACAAGCTCTTGCGGAATACCACGGCCATTGTCCGTGATCGTCACCTTATTATTATCTATAGACACGTTGATTTTGTTCGCATACTCAAAGTTTGTGCGAATGGCTTCGTCTATAGAGTTGTCAAGAATCTCGTCAATCATTTTCGATAGCGCTGGAACATACCGTGAGGTTTTCCATTCACCCATCACAAAACGCTCGACCTGTTCTTGAGCACTAGAGCCCATATACATACCAATACGTTCTCTGACGTGTTGGCGAGCTGTTAAGATTTTGAACTGTTCAGTCAAGATTTTATCCCTTTTGGAAACATTATTAAGCTATTCTATACTATTTCTTTTGTTATGTCAACCCTTAAATTTCTCCAATCCAGTGGGTACAGTCATCGCAAGGATCATCGAATTGATAACACCGATAGTCTTCGGCCATGCAGTTCCTTTCGGTTGTTGGCTCATTATTTATAAATACTATCATAGAGTTTCAGAAATGTCAACAGGAAATTTCATATGATTACAAATTATCTGTCTCCAGTTGGCTTTGTGGTGTCAATTCAACGACTACCAAATGTAGAATTTTTCACACAAAGAGCCACGATTCCAGGAGTCAACATTACACCTGCACCTCAGGCTGCTCCCATCCATCAGTTGTATGCTGTTGGTGATCGCCTTGAGTACCAAGAACTCGACATGAATTTTATCGTGGACGAGTCTATGAATAATTATAATGAGATCCTTGCATGGATGGAAGGTATTGGTACTCCAGAAAAGTCGACACAGTTCAGAGATCTTGAGAAAGGTGACGGCACTACATCAGACATCCGCATCGTGATTTCAAACTCTAACAAGAATCCAAACATTGAGTTTACTTTCTTCGATTGCTTTCCAACTAGCCTCAGCCCAGTCTCTTTAGATGTGACAGGAACTGACGTCATCTACCCTGAATGCTCAGTAACTTTCAGGTATACTCGTTTCGAATACAGAAAAATGTAGTTGACATTTCTATCAAAGTGTGATAGAATGTATTATA